TCCCAGGAATTTTGTTGAAATTCTCCACAAGGTATCGCCGCTTACAATGGTATAGGTCTTCGCCTTCGTGGAACTGCTGGCGGCTTTCTTTGTGGTGTTCCCAGACTCCACGGTCGCAACTGTGACGCCGTTTACAATCACGCATAGGTGCATATCAAGACTTACGGTATAACCGCCGCTGGCGTCCTTTGTGTGTGTCACGGTGTCAATGTAATATTTCCCGTCCAGCTTGCCGAAGCCGGACATTTTTATATTTTTACAAGCGATATATTTCACATCGCCCCTTGTTTTCACGTTAATAGACTGGCATTTCCTGTTATGCTCTAACAATTTCGCCTTCGCCTTGATTTCCGCGTCTTGAAGGCTTTCCGCGGTTTCGTTCAGTTTCAGGATTCTTGATCCGTTCCTCATCATAAATTTATATTTCAGCGTCTTGTTCTTCTTAGAATCTGTATAGCAGATCTGAACGCCGTCATATAGCCGCGTCATGCTCTTAGTAGCCGACCAGGAAGAACATTTTGACCGGTCAAGTGAAAGACTGGCCGCCTTCTTTTCATAGTCCGTCTGATCGAATACAACCATTTTCCGGTTATATAATTTCATAGCCAGGTTGTAAGACGCGCAAAGACTGAAAGCGAATTCAACGTCCGTCTGGTCGGATTGCTCCATTTCGTCGATCGAATAGTCCTGGCCGGAGAAATACAAGCCGATCTTTGCCGTTGCGGCAATGCTCGAAAGAATTCCTTTGACCGATGTTTTCTTCCAGGTCTTCGATTTCTTAGTGACGTTGAAATCCGTGTTGATCGGTGTCGCTATGCCCCCGATCGTGGCAATTTGCGGCGGCCCGGAATATCCCAGGTCGTCAATCAGGAAATAACCACAATTCAGGCTTCGATTGTCGCCTTCTTTGTTCCAGTTCGTTGTCTTGATGGTAGCTTCCACATAGTCGCCCTGAATAGGGATCCAGCCGCCCCACCAGACGCCGCTTCGGTTGTTTAATTTCAAGGAAACAGTGTCGGCCGTACCGCTCGCGTTGTCCACATACTCGAAGCCTTCTGTATAATCGGTTATTTTCTTTGTAATGTCCTTTCCGTTGTATTTCACGGAAACATAAGACTGTCGCGCTTGCATGGCTTACACTCTCCATTCTGGAAGGTCTTCGTCGCTTTCTTCCGGCAACTCCGGGATATAAACCGGAGTGCCATCGGAAAACACGGAAATGTCCAGAAGGTGGGGATTGCTGTCCATCAGTAAGCCGATGTATTTCACGTCGCCATAAAAAGCGTAGGCGATAGAGTCCCACATATCGCCAGAAACGGTTGTGTAGTATCTTTTTTCGTCCATATCATGGCCCCTTCTTTATGCGAATGAAGTCCTTTCCTTCCCCTTCTTCCATCTGTCCATCATTTCATTAAACTTCTGCTGTGACATTTCAAGGGCTTCGTTCACGTCTTCCTTGCTTGCATTGCCCTGGATCACAACCGAAGGCGAATAGACAAATTTCGAACTATCCGTTGAAGAATTATCTTCCTTCGTTCTGTTGGTTGTGTTGCTGGTTGTCACGTTGTTGTAAAGCTGTTTCGTGACTGATTCCGCCGGTTGGCCGTTGCTCTGGATTCCGACAAGCTGTTTCATTCTGTCGAAAACAGAAGCCGCGCCGTCGTTCTGGTTGCCCTGGACGACTCCGGCGACGATGGATTTCATATTCGACCACAATTCAGTCAACGGAAGAACTGCTTCTTTGCCGGCTTCTCCGCCGCCTAAAAGGTTGTTTCCGCTTGCCCCGAAGATGGTCGGTTTGTCTAAAATACCACCGTTTTTATACCAACTGATCCCGAAATGGGGAACAGAAGGCGGATTGATTGAAAAACCGCCCGAAATAGAAACGTGCGGAAGTTTCAGTTTTGGAAGGCTCCAGGAAAAGTTGAATTTGCTCTTTAATGCGCTGATCGCATTTGATACGGCATTTTTCGCCGATTCCATCTTTCCGCTGATCGCCGACACGATATTCCCGAAAATACTTGTGACCGTGTTCTTCGCGGCGGATAAGCCGGAAGAAAAGGCCGAACGAATTCCCGATAATGCCGACGACACATTCGCCTTCGCTGTGTTTATTTTGTTGCTCATAGTTGCCCGGACATTTTCGAACGCTGAACTTGTAGCAGACGACACCGCCGACCAGGCCGCCGAAGCGGTTGACCGGATGGACGAAGTAACCGAAGAAACGGTCGCTTTCGCGGCGTTAATCTTGTTTGAGATATAACCCGTCGCCGTTGTCCAGGCTGAATTTGTCGCGGATGATACCGCCGACCAAGCCGCCGAAGCGGTTGACCGAATGGATGAAGTAACCGAAGAAACGGTCGCTTTCGCGGCGTTAATCTTGTTCGAAATATAGCCGCTTGCCGCCGTCCAGGCCGTGTTTGTTGCCGACGATACCGCCGACCAGGCCGAACTTGTGGCTGATTTTACGGACGACCAGGCCGCCGAAGCGGTTGACTTAATCGTCGAAGTTACGGACGAAACGACCTGTTTCGCGCCGTTAATTTTTTCGGAAATATAACCGGTCGCCGCCGTCCAGGCTGAACTTGTCGCGGATGATACCGCCGACCAGGCCGAACTTGTGGCCGACCTTACGGACGACCAGGCGCCGGAAACCGCGTTCACGATCGGAGAAAGGAAAGACGAAATCGTGTCTTTGACCTTCTGAATTCCGTCCGAAACGGTTGACTTGATAAACTCCCAGGCTGAAAGGATCGTGTCCTTGCAGTTCTGCCAGATAAACTGGAACGGAAGCGTGATAATCTGAAAAGCGGCCGAAATGATTTCGCCGATCAGCATAACCCCGACTTTCACGATATTTTTTATCGTTGTCCAGGCTTCGCTTACCTTTTCGGAAATCTGCGACCAGATTTTGGAGAATTTCTCCTTGATCGCGGTCAATTTTCCACCCGTTATTTTATCTATGAAGGTATATCCGGCCGTGTAGTAG